CTGTAGGTGTAGATGTTTTACCTAATGGCCGACCAACAAAAGCGCAAAAGCAAGAGTGGATAAAGAAGGTCAAGACAGCAGAGCTTGAAGCAAAGAGAGCAAAGAAGAAATGATAGATGTTGTAAGTAATTACTTACTTTTTTTATTGATTATACAGCCTGTAGAGGAAATATATAATTGTAATCACCCTAATTTAGTTGGAACTCAAAGATATCATGCTTTATGTGACTGGGATGAAGATGATTTTTATACAAACATTAAAGGCAAAAAGATTTTAAGGCCAAAAAGAAAAAAGGATAATCGCATTAAGGCATATTACAGGAAAAAATACTGGAATGAGATGCAATGGATGTTATGAAAAGTGGATATGACCTCTGGCAAGAGAAAAAGTACAAAAGTAGGTTTAAAGATGGTGGAATTGAGTGTAATGCCTGCAAAGAGATTAAAAAGCCAGAAGATTATGGCTCAAGTAAGAGTAAATGTAAAAAATGCTTAACAGCATACTATAATAAACGAAATAAAAGGGCAAAGCAAAGTCTTTGGTAAAAATATAGGTAAGCAGAGATGCTTTCTAGTCGAAAAGAGATAAGGGAAGGGCAAATTGTTAACAGGAGCGTTATAATTTGGTGCAAACCTTCCCAAATCTCATAAAAAAAGGAAAAACAATGCCGAAACTAACAAATAAAGAAAGAGATCAGCAATTAAGATGGCTTACAGGCCAAATCCAGAATATGAACAGCTTATTTGCAAGTTATATAGAGTGGAGAGGTTTATCTGCTGATTTTCAGAAGCATATAATCGATTTAAATGAAAAAATAAAGAAAAAGGCACAAGATGATACAAGCGCTGATAATAAAATGGATTCTAAAGAAGGGTAGTACTGAATTTTTGTTATTTATAGGTGATTTGATGGTAAAAACCACTAAATCGAAGAAAGATGATAAGATGTGGGCTGAAATTAAGCCTATTATTGAAAAATATAAGTAATTATCTACTAGATTCTATCCCACCAACGCCCTGGACTATAACTTTGTCGTCAATAGGTATATCTTCTGGTATAAGTTGGCAATAGCAGTTCTCTTTACAGACTGAAAACCCACTTGCAGGTAAACCAGCAGCTTGCCAGTTTTCCCAAGTATCGATTTGACCAATTCTCTTAGCGCAATCACCACATATTTTAGGGCTTCCAACAGAAACCCAGCGCATCATTACGTTATCCCCATAAATATTGTCTTGTCCGACCCTGAAACCTTGCATAATACCTCCAACAATTCCACGCTTAATGGTATTTCTGAACTCTCCAAAAATTCTTCCTCCAGTCCTAAGATCATCGGACAGTATTTGGATAATTGCTCTATCTCCGACTCCAGACCCTCTGAGTACTGCAATTTCTCGTTCAATTCTCGAAGCAAATACATCAATTCCATAAGCAAGTCCGAGTGCGACCCAGAGAAGGGTGTCTTCGTCTTGTTGTTCGATTTCTTCGGCATCTAAAAATTCCTCCAGGGTTTCGTATTGTTCAGCCATTATTTCTTCATAGCCTTATTAAATAATTTCACTGTATCAGCTTCAAGTCTTTCCATTTCTTTTTTATCCCTAGGTAATGCTTCTGTCCCAACTATAAATGGTCTAGGCCTTACATTTTTATTAGCACCATAACCAATATCTTCTGGTGGAGTCTTCCAATTTCCATTATGATGTGTTTCTCCATAAGATTCCATGCTTATTCCTTTCTTAGTAGCTTTTATCGAATCGTACAACCCTCCTGTATACTTTAATGGCTTGTGCATTGAGTCAGCATTTGTCTGATACCCTGGGTGTACAGAAAACTTAAAAGAGTTTAGCCCTTTACTTCTAGCATCTTTAGTCGCATCAGTTAACTCAGGTAGTTTACCTTTATCAATTACTTCCTTAGTTGCCTTCGTAAAGTCTTTAATTATTTCTGAATTATTTTCTTCCATTAGCTTGTCAAAATTCTTAGAAAGCTTATCAAACTTAAAATTAGAAGTAAATCTTACATCATATAATGGCTTCGCCAAATTCTTCTCCTAGTTTTCGTGCTTTTTTTATTCTATCTATATTCTGAAGTAATATTTTGTTAGCTATCTTCTCAGCGAACGCTTTTGGGTCTACTATAACTTCGCTAATATCTCCATCAATGTCAATATCTATTTTATGAAGGTCTTTGATTTTGCTGACGTATTCTCTCAAAAATTGATTGTTGTTCGTTTTCTTGCTTGTTTGCTCTGACAATTTCTCTTGCCTCCTCTATAGATAAATCTTTGTTTTGTTTTACTAGTAGCTCTGGCTGTGTAGTAAGATTATTTTGTAGTGCATGATTATCAAGTAAAATCTGATCTTGTACTGTCTTTGGATACTCAGGTTCAATAAAATCAAGCTTTAGTTCGTTTGGTAAATTAATACCATTATAACCTGCAATCGCACGCTCAACGTGATAGAACTCATGCTCATACATTCTAAATAACTCTATATCATCTTGATAATCTTCAAATCTCTCTAAGTCTTTGATTTTAAGTGCGATACCTGATGGAACTTCGCCACCATCTTGAGCAAATTGAACATATAAGTGATTGTTTTGCGCTACAAGGTCTACTTGAAACTTAACACTTTCTATTACAGACTGAATATCACCTTGTGGAGCAGCAATACCAAAAGTAGAACCTTCAGGAAGGTCAAGTATTTGATCACTACCAGTTCTCTTCATGCCTTTATCGCTATATACTCCAGTAACAAATGGCTGTCCAAACATCTGGAATCTAAGACCAAGCTGCAATTCAGTCATCGTAATATTAACTTGCTCATTACAATCAACAATATCATTAGCACCTTCTACAAAAAAAGAGTCTATTTGGTTTTCTCTATGGGTAAATACAAAAGGAATGACTCCATATCCATGCTCAAATTCATTAATTATATTTCCATCCTCGTCATAATGCACATGAATATTTGCATCCCAATACGCATACTCTAGCTTATTAGCATCATACACTTCGTTTACATTATGCAACATAGGATAAGTAATCGCAGCAGGTACAAATGGATTATCACTCATATGTACATCAAAGTAATACACTGGCCTGTAATCAAAATGTGGCATATCGCCATCTCTATAAATAACCTGAGTAGCTATAGTTCCAATAAGTCTAGTCATCTTCTCAATATGCTTCATGCAAGAATCTTTTTTTATAGTAAGCTCATTGTACTGTGGACTCACATTACGCTTTGCACCTACGTTATAAATTCTAGACATCTTATTTATAAAACGCTTTGTAAAGTTAGCGCTGTATAAAGGAATCTCTCTAAAGGCATCAGCATCAAAATAATTGTCAATATACTTTTGCGTTTCTGTTCCTGAATAATAATCTATAAGTCTGTATATTTCTCTACGTCTAGATTTTGAATGTTCTAGCTTTAGCTCTCTTATAGATTCTTGTATTATCTCTTCAACTGTACTCATTATCTATTCCTTATAATTAATTTATTTCGTTTTATTGGAAATTGGTTTATAAAAAAATATCTTAGCATATCGCATCCATGATCGTGGAAGCCATCTTTAAGTGGGTCAGGTTTTAAGTCTTTATTTTCAATAGCTTCTGGATAACGATAGTTTTCAAGATCTTGAGCCAGTCCCACGCATTTATTATCCAGATGCAAATATCTATTATTATTAGCATTTTCAATAAATCCTCTAACGTGAGTAATTCCAGAAGCAATATTTCTCGAAGCTTTATCTCTTACAGACCTTACGTTAATACCATTTCTCCTAAAAATTTCTATATCTCCCAGCCCTGATTGTCCTTGAGCTTGCATACCTGCTGGGTCACCAAAGTATGCAACTGTATTATATCCTTTGCTTTTAATTTTATTAATAAGCTCATCTGTCTTTATATTTTTCTCATGTATAATCTCGTCAATAACATTTATATGCCACTCTCCATTTATTCTATGAGTTTGAAACCAGCCCACTGCTGGCATCCTATATCCAAAGTCGATAGAGCAATACGTTGGAAAGTTAGGATTATAAGGAAAGTGACCAACGTCTTTATTTCTATCGAAAGGATAAACCTTTCCTTCAAACGATGTAAATGCAGACCCAAACTCTTGGTCAAACATTTCCTTAGACATATTTCTTTTTCTCTCTATAAGAAAAGGGTCATCCATTCCTTTAGGAAACGCATACTGATTTTCCCACGATGGAGCTTGATGCGACTCCCATAATTTATCAGACTGACCTAATAAATAAAGATCATATATCCAATTAAATCCTTCTGGGGTAGTAATAAAAATACATTTACTATCTTTCTTATCTGCTAGGGTAGGAGATAAATACATCTCCCATATTTTTCTTTTAACCTTAGCTGCCTCGTCAATAACAAGTAGATCAAGACCAGCCCCCACTAAAGAATCTGGGTTATCTGCTGATTTTGCTTCTACTACGCTACCCCACTTAAAGCGTATATATCGTTCTTTCTCTGAGGCCTTTTCTATATCATTAGCTTTACCAACGACCATTCGCTTCCAAACTTCTCTAAACATAATGTCTGCTTTATCGTAGGATAGTCCAACAAGCCATATTCGCTTATCAGGCTGGGATGCGTAATACGTTGCCTCCATAGCTGCTGCTGTTGACTTTCCAAACCTACGACCACATACCATGACAAAAAACCTTGCTTCTTCCTTCGATGGGAAGTGCAGTTTTAGTTGACCATTATGAGGAGTGTACCCCATAAAATCAAACCATTTATCCTTAAATTTTTTTAGATTGTTATTAAATGTTTGCATTTATAACCCAACATAATATAACTTACGCAATAGGAAACATACAAGATATTGTGTGTTTGCAACCAAAAAAACTATATATGGAGGCAGTATGTCACAAGAAAATAGTCAGGAAGTAAGCGAAACAGTTAGTGAGCAACCTACCACAGAAATGAATAACAATCCGACCGATGTTAGTTCATTAATAGCAGAAAGCAAGAAGTATCGTAAAAGGTCGCAGGATGCTGAATCTCGATTAGAGGAACTTGAGAAGAAGCTTGCTAGTGCCGAAGAAGCTAAACTAAAAGAGAAAGAAGATTTTAAAGCCTTATACGAAAAGGTTGCTTCTGAAAATGAAAGTTTAACTGCAAATGCACAGAAGTGGAACAAGTATGAAGATAATCGCAGAAATATGTTATTAGAATCAGTGCCTGAAACAGAGAAGGAAAGATTAGCATCACTTGATCTTGATACTCTCGAATATATAACAAGTAAACTTAACAGTCAGAAGCCAAATGCTCCAGAAGTAGCAGGTAGTGCAAGAAGATACAAGATGGATAAATCATTATCTGAAATGACTGCGAGTGAAAAAGAGGCTAACTGGCAAAACATTTTAAAAAGCTTTAAAAAATAGCTTTTAGGAGAAAAAAATGAATTTTTTATTAAATAACATACAAGGATGGGCGCATAATGGTTATGCAGGTAACCATCTTATGGCTAATGTATCTATTGAAGATCCTCTAGATATTAACACTCTTAGTGGTGGTGCTGGCGCTGTATCATCTGAGTCAGTTGGTCAAGAGTTTGTACCTGAAGTTTGGTCACAAGCGATACTTGATAAATTCCAAAAGAAAACAATGATGCTTCAGCTCGCAAATGACTTATCAGCAGATGCAGTAGGTGCAGATAAGATTCACTTGCCTCACGTTGGGGTAACACCAATATCATCAGTAACACAGGGTTCTGCAATAACACCTGATACAACATCAGACTCTGCTGGTGGTGGAAGTGACTCAATGATAACTACTGAATCTACATTAGAAATTAATGAACATAAAGTGACATCACTATTTATTCCAGATGCCCTTAAAGCACAGTCTTCATACAATATATTTAGCTTGTATACAGATCAGCTTGCTTACGCTATTTCAAGAGGTGTTGATAACTACCTTATGAATAAAGTTGTAGCTAACCTTACTACAGTATATGGAACAACTTCTGGAACTGCATTTGCAGCAGCAGATGGAACTATTGATGTAGGGACAGCACTTTCAAGCTCATTACTTGGGTCTCTTATGGAAAAATGCACAACAGAAACAGGTTCTATGGAAGGCTGGTCTTTAGTCCTTGGCCCTAAATTATATGGAAGTTTGGCTAACTTAGATTCAGGCGCAGGATTCGTGAGAGGTGGAGCAGCACCAGCAGGCGCAGGCTTTACTCAAACAGGTGTAGTTGGAAATATTCTAGGTATGCCAGTAATCCTATCAAATAGCCCATACCTAGATGCTTCTACAGTTTCAGCAGATGCAGATCAAGGTATAGCAGCTTGGACTGGTTTTGATACAGATAATGCCGATAACGATGATGCTTTTAGAGGGTTTGCAGTACACCAATCTGCAATGTACTATGCAGCTTCACAAGCACCAAGAGTTCAACAGTCTTATCAGCATCGTTACTTAGCTGATTTAATAACTGTAGATGCAATCTATGGTTGCACAGTTAGAAATTCTAACACAGCAGGTGACAGAAGAATCATTGGTCTTTTTGACAATGTTTAATAGCTAACTAATATTAGGGGGTGGGTAACTGCCCCCTAATAACATTTTATAAGGAAAAATTTAAATGGCAGAAACAAGTTTAGGAAAATTTAGCGCAGCAGAAAGACTCAACTCAATGGCAGTTGATCTTATTGGCGTAACATTAACAACTGATGCAGAAACAATAGCAGATAATGAGCTTGTAGCAAGGGCAATAGAAATCCCAAATGCAGTTGCAGTTAATGGTGGATCAGCAATTATACAATCAATAGTTGTAAAAAATAGAGATGATTCTGTGGAATCACCTGCCTTACAGTTTATTATTGCTGATGTAGCTACACAGCTTGGAACAGATGAAGGTGAAGCTCTAAATGTTGCTGATGCAAACACAGGGGGTTTATTAGGCTCTTTCACAGTATCGAATTATGATACATTATATCCATCAAACAATGAAATGGCTACTAAAACAAATATAGGTTTAGTTGTAAAAGCAGCATCAGATTCAAAAAGTCTATATGTACACGTTGTGAATAGAAGTGGTGGAGATTATACGCCATCAGCTACAACTGATTTACAATGTAGAATAGGCATCGTAAAAGATTAATGTTTCCAACACGTAGAATAACAACAACTGGTGGCGATGTATTCAGAGATGAGTTCTCTTTAGCGTTTGATGGTACTGATGATTTTATACAACTAACTATGCCAATTAATTATTCAGCAGTAACAATTTCAGCGTGGATTAAAGTAACTGAAGATTCAAATGCAAAAGTTATTGTTGGGGCAAGAGATAGTTCTTCAGATGGATTAGTATTCTTTTTGGATTCATCAGAAAGGCTCATACTAAGGGTAAATGGTCAAGGCACATCTACGACTGGTATGGACATAACACCAAATGTGTGGACACACGTTGTAGGAACTTACGATGGTGATTTAGCTATAGCATATATAAATACTATCGCAAGTTCACCCAAAGACATATCTACCGATGGAATTACTACTGTAACATCTAATGCAAGAATAGGGTGTAATGCACAAAGTAGTGCAAATCCTTATAATGGCAATATATCAGAAATAGCTATATATAATAAATCTTTATCAGTATCTGAAATAAAAACACTATATAATGGCAGAGAGCCTTATAACCACAAAGAAGGCGTATGTTCATCTAACTTACAAGCGTGGTATCGTATGGGTGATGGGGTATTAGATAATTTTAATCTTATAGCAGACCAAACAAATGCGACTTTAGGAAATGATTTAGTAACTGAAGGTGATTTTAGTAATGGAGGTGCTGCTTGGTCTACTTCAGGAAGCACAGTTACAACAGCTATAGATGGGGGGGCTTTTGTATCTACAGGCGATTCTGATGGGGGTTTTAGTAAGTGCACACAAGCTGAAACTTTAACTTCAGGAAAAGGATATTTATTAAAATTTGATGTAACAGCAGTTACAGGAAGTCCAAGCGTTCATAATTATTGTGATGCTTTAACTAAAAATTTAGGAGTAGCATCTGTTAAAAGCTATACTGATTTTTTTATATCTAATGGAACTGGTGGTATTGATATAAGAACTAATTGTACTAATGGTCAATCTGTAACTATAGACAATATAAAACTTCAATTAGTTAATGGTAATGCAGGTAGAATGTCAAATATGGCTACAGATGCCTTTGAAGGAGATACGCCTTAATGGATTTTAGTAATAGAAAATGGGTTATTGTAAACGTATCTGATATAACAGAAGAAATGATAATAAGTGCAATACAATCATCTATAGATACGCTTAGAAAATCATTAGATGGCACTCAAGCGATACTTAAATATGATGGCAGAAAACCCTACTGTTTTTACAATATGACCACTTATAATCATAGCGAAATATTAACAATACTTTCAGGATCAGATTGGACAGAAGATGAATCTTGATAATTTAAAAAAACAAATCGCACACCATGAAGGCTTTGAATCTCGTGTATATAAATGTCCTAATGGGTATGATACTATAGGTTATGGATTTGCCATAAAAGATTTAGTGATGAATCGTGAAGTTGCAGACCTCATTTTAGATGGAAAAATAAATAATATAATTAAAAGCATAGGCAATCATGATGATTGGAGTGAATGGTTTTTTGAAAAACCAAAAGCTATACAGGAAGTGCTTATAAACATGATATTCCAGATTGGATTTTCTGGAGTACGAAAATTTAGAAAAACAATACAATATATAAAAGATGATAACTTTTTGAAGGCTAGCGAGGAGATGCTCGATTCTAAATGGGCAAAGTCTGACAGCCCTAATAGGGCTAAAGAGTTAAGTGAAATAGTTAAATCACAATAAGCTAGGAGGTCTAT